GCTGTGTTGCCCCTGTCCGGCGTAGTTTTGTTTCCTCCGAGTGGTTTTTCCTTTCTCACAAACGCCCTACACAGGGCAACGTGGGGCTTGCTTTTTGGTTGGTATCATACACAATTTTCTGCCTTCCTCTTTGTGCAGAATATGCCGGAAATTTCGTTGACTTCTCTCGGCGGTTATGGTAATATACATCATGCCAAGAGGAAAAAACAACGAAAACTGGAGGAAAAAACAATGTGGACAGAAGGAACGATTCAGGTAGGAACGAGCATTTTTCACTACTGGGTGAAACATTATGAGGAGCCTTCCACTTTTGGATATGAGGAAGGGAGAGCCTCGAAAATCTCCCTGCGGCGGAATGGCAAAACGGTGTTCAATTTCGACCGGGGCATGGATATTCCGCCGGAGGATGAGGAAACCAAAACTGCACTGGCGATCCTGCTGAAACAGTACAATTGATTCTTCTAAAACCAAATCCCAAAAGCCGGAGCCGAAAGGCTCTGGTGGTCGTATACCTGATTTTTGTTCGTGTATGATACACAAGAAACCACAGATATTTCGGCGTTTTTTTCTGTTCATTTAGCCGCTTGCAATCCTTGAATTTGTATGGTAACATGGTTACAATGGGAATGGAATCTCGATTAAAAAACAGCCTCATGAGGGCGTTAAAATAAACGATGCAGACTTGCTTTTTGGCAGGTCTTTTTTGTTGGGGGTGAGAAGACGACTTGATAAAAAGCATATCATTTAATCAATCAGAGATAATAAATAATATTATCAGACTGTATATTCCAAGTGGGAAAATAGAATGTGATGCAACATTTGATTACGGTGGATTCTACAAAGAACATCTTTTCCCTGAATATCGCTTTGACATAAACCCAAGATCCTCAAATGTAAAGGCAGCCGATTGCCGAAATCTTCCTCTTGAATCAGAATCATTGAACAGTATCATATTTGACCCGCCCTTTTTAGCTACAAAAGGAAAATCACTTACAGAAGAAAACGGAAATATTATCAACAAACGATTCAGCGTTTTTCCAGATGAAAAATCACTACATCAGTTCTATACGGACAGTATGAAAGAGTTTTATCGTATTCTTGCTGAAAGTGGTATTCTGATTTTCAAATGCCAAGACAAGGTAAGCAGTGGGACTCAGTATCTGAGTCATGTTTTTATTATAAACCAAGCAATATCTATAGGATTTTATCCTGTGGATATTTTTGTGCTCCTTGCTAAAAGCAGATTGACCGCTAAGTGGCAGTTAAAAAATCAACGTCATGCGAGAAAATTCCATTCTTATTTTCTTGTTTTGAAAAAGTCAAACAAAAGGGTGAAATATACAGATATTATGGCGGGAGGTGAGAACAATGGCAAGATTTAAACCAACACGCTTTATGGTGAAAGATTCAAAATATGATAAAAAGGCGGCTGATTATGCTGTTTCCTTTATCGAATGCCTGAGCCACACCAAAGGCACCTGGGCAGGAAAGAAATTTGAACTGCTGGACTGGCAGGAGCAAATTATCCGTGACCTGTTCGGCATTCTGAAACCGAATGGCTATCGTCAGTTTAATACAGCATATATTGAAATCCCGAAGAAAAATGGCAAATCAGAGCTTGCCGCTGCGGTTGCCCTGCTGCTTACTTGTGGTGACGGCGAAGAACGTGCGGAAGTCTACGGCTGTGCTGCCGACCGCCAACAGGCTGCCATTGTTTTTGATGTGGCTGCCGACATGGTGCGAATGTGCCCTGCCCTTTCCAAACGAGTAAAAATTCTGACCTCACAGAAACGTATCGTGTACATTCCGACCAACAGCTTCTATCAGGTGCTTTCGGCAGAAGCCTACTCCAAGCACGGTTTCAACATCCACGGGGTTGTGTTTGATGAACTGCATACGCAGCCGAACCGAAAGCTGTTCGATGTTATGACCAAAGGTTCCGGCGATGCCAGAATGCAGCCTTTGTATTTCCTGATTACCACAGCCGGAACGGACACAAATTCAATCTGCTATGAAGTTCATCAAAAGGCAAAGGACATTCTGGAAGGCAGAAAGCATGATCCGACTTTCTATCCGGTTATCTATGGTGCAGATGAATCAGAGGACTGGACTGACCCCAAGGTGTGGAAAAAGGCAAATCCAAGTCTGGATAAGACCATCGGCATGGATAAGGTGGTGGCTGCGTGTAATTCTGCAAAGGAAACTCCCGGTGAAGAAAATGCGTTTCGGCAACTGCGTTTGAATCAGTGGGTAAAACAGGCGGTTCGTTGGATGCCGATGGAAAAATGGGATAAATGCAAGGTCGTTTTTGATGAATCCGAACTCGAAGGAAGAATCTGCTATGGTGGACTCGACCTTTCCAGTACAACAGATATTACAGCTTTTGTTTTGGTATTTCCTCCAACAGATGATGACGAGCATTATTACATTTTGCCTTACTTCTGGCTGCCGGAGGAAACACTGCCCCTCAGAGTAAGGCGTGACCACGTTCCATATGATGTATGGGAACGGCAAGGCTACCTGAAAACCACTGAGGGAAATGTGGTTCACTACGGTTTTATCGAAAACTTCATCGATGAACTGGGGCAGAAATTTCACATCAAAGAGATTGCTTTCGACCGTTGGGGTGCGGTGCAGATGTCACAGAATCTGGAGGGGCTTGGTTTTACGATGGTGCAGTTCGGGCAGGGTTACAAAGATATGTCACCACCGACCAAAGAACTGATGAAGCTGACCTTGGAACAGACGCTTGCACACAACGGACATCCCGTTTTGAGGTGGATGATGGACAACATCTTCATCAGGCGTGACCCTGCCGGAAACATCAAGCCGGACAAAGAAAAATCCACAGAGAAGATTGACGGAGCTGTTGCCATGATTATGGCTCTTGACCGTGCAATCCGCTGTGGATGCGTTTCTGATGATTCTATTTATGATTCGAGGGAGATGCTGATTTTATAGTTGATGTCAGTTCGGTAAAATGGAATTTACTGCAATACCCAATCTTCTCTTTTTAGAATGGTTACCTCATTTTCTTCCGTTGTACCGAATGCCGTCTCATAGGTATCAAATGCATAGTGTTTGAAACCACTTTTTTCCTGAACTCTATGAGATTGCTCATTCCACAAGAAGTGACCACAGAAGATTACATCAAGATTAGCGTTCTCAAAGAGAAAACGAATTACTTCTTTCAACGCTTCCGGCATCAAACCTTGTCCCCAATATTCTTTGCTCAGAACATAGCCTATCTCACGGCATTTCTTATTTTCAAATTCCGGGAAGTGAGTTTCATTGTATTTTTCGATCCCAACAGAACCTATTACTTTGCCCTGATATTCGAGTGCAAATGTTTTCTTATGGCTAATGAACATATCAAGAATAATCTTAGATTCTTCCTTGCTTTCATGAGGCTTCCAACCCGCCATTTGTCCGACTCCATCTACTGAAGCGTAGGAATAAAAGTCATCAAGATCGGATTGCCGCCACGGGCGAATCAACAAACGCTCTGTTTTTAGGGTAACATTACTTATATCTATTTCAGGATTCATAGTATTTTGCTCCTCTAAATTCTGATTTGTAAGGCTGATGCCCTACATACTGTTAAGCATATTATACCACACCCATATACGAAAAGTCAAGAAAGGAGCGTGATTTCATGGGAATTTTCAGCGGACTCTTCAAGTCCAGAGATAAGCCTCAAAACAGTTATGACAGTCCGTCATACACATACTTTTTCGGCAGAAGCAATGCAGGAAAAAGAGTCACCGACAGAACAGCCTTGCAGCATACCGTGGTGTATGCCTGCGTGAGAGTGCTTTCAGAAGCCATTGCACAACTACCGCTTCATGTGTACAAATACAACGATAAGGGAAAAGAGCGAGTGCCACAGCACCCGCTTTACTTTTTGCTCCACGATCAACCAAATCCTGAAATGACCTCTTTTGTTTTCCGAGAAACCTTGATGTCCCACCTGCTGATTTACGGCAATGCCTATGCACAGATCATCCGAAACGGCAGAGGTGATGTTTTAGGATTGTATCCTCTGATGCCTGACAAAATGAAGGTTGACCGTGATGAGAAAAACCGCCTGATATACATTTACAGCCGTTACGATGAAGCAAATCCGAACCTGAAAGAACAAGGTGATATTGTTCTTTACGCCGATGAAGTTCTGCATATTCCCGGACTTGGATTTGACGGACTGGTTGGATATTCGCCGATTGCACTTGCGAAAAATGCAATCGGCATTTCTATTGCCTGTGAGGAATATGGAGCATCGTTTTTCGGAAACGGTGCTTCACCAAGTGGCGTGTTAGAACACCCCGGAGTGATCAAAAATCCGGAGCGTGTGCGTGATGCGTGGCAGAGAGCCTATGGTGGAAGAAACGCCCACAAGGTTGCAGTCCTCGAAGAGGGCATGAAATTTACTCCCATTGCAATTCCGAATAATGAAGCACAATTTCTGGAAACCAGAAAGTTTCAGATTGAGGAAATCGCAAGAATGTACCGTGTACCGCTTCATATGATCGGTGACCTTGACCATGCAACGTTTTCAAATGTGGAACATCTGTCATTGGATTTCGTCAAATACAGCCTTGACCCTTGGATTGTTCGCTGGGAGCAGTCCTTACAGAAAGCACTCTTGTCTGATTCTGAAAAGGGGCAGTATTTCGTGAAGTTCAATGTAGACGGACTTCTGCGTGGCGATTATGCTTCCCGTATGCAGGGCTATGCCACAGCAAGACAAAACGGCTGGATGTCTGCTAACGATATTCGTGAACTGGAAGATATGAATATGCTTTCAGACGAAGAGGGCGGAAATCTGTATCTCGTAAATGGCAGCTTTACAAAACTCGCTGATGCAGGTGCATTTGCAAATCAAAATTCAGAAAAGGAGAAGAAAACCAAATGAAGAAATTCTGGAACTTTATCCAAAACGAAGATACATCAGAAACGGAACTTCTGTTTAACGGTCCTATCTCTGAAGATACCTGGTGGGGCGATGAAGTGACACCTGCTTTGTTTCGTGATGAACTCGCAAAGGTCAGCGGAAACTTGACAGTCTGGCTGAACTCGCCGGGCGGCGATGTGTTCGCTACAAGTCAGATTTATTCCATGCTGAAAAATCACAAAGGCAAGGTAACCGTGAAAATTGACGGCATTGCTGCCTCTGCCGCTTCTGTTGTGGCAATGGCAGGCGATGAAACCTTGATTGCACCAACTGCCCTAATGATGATTCACGACCCCAGCACTTGTGCTATGGGAAACAAGGCAGATATGGAAAAAGCTATCATCTTGCTTGATGAAGTCAAAGAGAGTATCATCAATGCCTACGAAACCAAATCCCACCTCAGCAGAAACAAGATCGCAAAGCTGATGTCCGATGAAACATGGCTCAATGCAAAAAAGGCTCATGAAATGGGATTTGTGGACGGGATTCTCTTTGCAGATAATAAAAAGTCCGTTCCTGAAAAGGAAAATGAACTGAATGAGGAAGAACCTGAAAAAGAAGATTCTCTTACCGCAATGACCTATTCCAAATCGAAGAATCTATCTGCATTCTTATCCAAAGTATCTGCATCGGCAGAATTCGTTACTGGCACACCGATTGACCAGCTTGAAAAAAGACTGGCACTTTTGAAATATTGATTGGAGGAATT